CCTTTCCGAGCGCGGTACCGGCACGATCTTGTGGGTGCGGCGGTCGTGGAAAACGCAAAAGTCCGGGCCGCTGGCCATGTCTATGCCGATCCAGCGGCTGTCCTTGGGCAAACGCTCGGTCATGGCCAGGTGGACGAGGCGGTCGGCCATGAACACGGGTACGTCCCACACGTCGACCAGGTGGTTGACGGTGCGGTCGAACAGACTGTCGTCGTGCAGGTGTTCCTGCTGGTGGCGCTCGATGAAGGCAGCGGCGTTGCTCTGCATGCCGGTGCGGTAGTCGTTCAACACCTGGGCTGTGGGCTGGGCGAGTTGCATGGCTTAGGCCTCCAGGATCGCGAGCATGTCGAGTTGGTTGGTTTTCTCAGCGCTGTCGCGGATGGCTTGCCTACGTTTTACCGAGGGGGCAACCGGGAGGCGGACCCGGGGCCGGTCCAGACCCGAGGTGGTTAGCTCGTACTCCCACGACAGAGAGCCGCCATAGGTGGCGCCGCATCCTAGGTTGGTGCACTCGCCATACATGGTCTTGAAGATGGGCGTCTGCTCTTCCGAATTGCGGATGCGCATACGGCTGCCGCAGGCCGGGCACAGACACTTGTAACCGCCGCCGTGATTGGTGCTCATGAACTCTCCCCGCCGCGAGTGCGGCATTGGCCGAAGCCGAAAAATGCGACGCTTCGTGCGTCTATTACTGTTCCTGATTGCCCGGGGTTTTCCGGTGCAACGTGATAACTGCCCCCACCTCCGCATGCCGGGCGGCAATGTGCGCGCGGTGTGCGGCGATGATGTCGGCGAGCTCGGCCTCGTCTAGGCGGCCATCGGCCAAGGCCTTGGCAATGATCTGGTCGACCTTGCCCTCTGCCACGTCGGTGACCAGGGAGCGCTGGTAGAGGTCCAGGTTGTCGAGGGGGATATCGTCTGGCATGGGGACAAAAACGCCGCCGTAGAGGCCCGACACGTAGTCGGGGAGGAAGCTGGTACCGCCTACCCGCTCCAGCTGGCGAACCTGCTCGTCGGTCAGTGGGCGGTGGCCGGTGTTCTCGTACAGCTTGTTATCAAACTGCTTGAGGTCCAGCCCCAGGTGGGCGGCGGCGCACTCGCGGCCTCCCGGGAAGGCGCCGACGGCGGACATCACAGCCTTGCGGCGGCTATCAAGAATTGGGCGGGTCATGTTCTCGTTTTCTCCCTGGGACAGCCGCACTACTGTGCGACCGTGCCCTCCTTGATGCCGAGCAAGACAGCGGCGCGGTGTGATTCACCACGCAGGCACTTCTTCTGCCCATTGAGCACGGCGTAGACGGTTGACGGGGTCAACTGGTGCTGTTCCGCCCATTCCTTCGCGGAGACACCGAGCTGGTTGAGTCGATTGCGTGCAGCAGCACAGGCTTGCTCGCTGGGGTATCCGTTCGGCATAGTTCCGTTTCGTGTGATTTCGTGTGATGACGAGCAAAGATTATTCAACGAATGTTGAACTGTCAACGCTATATGGAGCGTTTTGTTGAATATTGGTGAGCGTTTAAAAGAGGAAAGGAAGCGACTCGGTCTAAACCAGACAGAATTCGCGGTGCTGCTGGGTGCCTCCAAAACGTCGCAGTTCAACTACGAGAAAGGTGATCGAAGCCCTGACGCTACATACCTAGCGTTAGCTGCTGAGCACGGTGTCGATGTGCTTTACGTAATCACTGGTGAAAGGGCTCTGCAGTCTGCCGACAGCATCAGTGCCCGCGAGGCCGCAATGCTGGGTTTCTTCCGTCAACTTCCCGATGGCGAGCAGGCCAACCTGGTGCGCACAGCATCTGCTTTGGCCGCGACCCTTGATCACTAGTGAGGCGCTGTGATGACCGTGCACCTGGATGAAGACCCTGCGTTTGGCGCTCGCCTGCAGGAAGAGCGCGAGCGCATTGGGTTAGAGGTTCACGAACTCGGCCACCTGGCCGGCAAGCCCGTCAACATCCAGAAGCGATACGAAAAAGGGGCCTCCACCATCCCTATCCGCTATCTGCAGGCTATTGCCCTGCGCACGGACATCTCCGTCCAATACATACTGACCGGCAAGCGCTGAGGCGCCGCCAGGATTCCCCACCGCTCAAGGAGTGACGCAATGACTTTAACTGCCTGCAAAGACTGCTCGGCGCAGATTTCCACCGATGCCAAGGCATGCCCCCAGTGCGGCGCGCACAACGTCGCTGCGTTCACGGGAAGGCGAATTGCGGGACTGATCTATCTGGGGTTAATCGCCCTGGCATTCTGGTGGCTATGGGGTTTGATGACCCCCACTTCGACGGGCCAAGAGGTCACCGAGGCTGACTTTGGCGCGGCCTGGCCGCTCACGGTGTCGGAGGCTGAGCTGCTGTGCGAAGGCACCCCGCCGGCGGCGTTGGCGAAAGTGGATGGCAAGCTGTACGCCCTGAATGGCAGCGCACGCACAGCGGCTGCAGAGAAAGGCTGGCTGGATGGCGCGGCGCTGACAAAACCCAACCCAGAAGTCCCTGGAATCCCGATGGATGTCAGCCCGCTGGTGAAGCGCGCCCAGGCGTTGTGCCAGCGTTGAGTGGTACTCCACGACAAAGAGCCCGGCCCTAGCGTCGGGCTTTTTTGTGACCTTTTGCAGCTAAATGTCCTGTCCGTGCGAGCGGCGGCATACCTGCCGTTATGGTCAATGTTCACTGCCATTAACGGAGTATGCAGATGAGTTGCGAGGTAGCTGTTGCGGTTGCGGTAGAAAAGATTGACGTAGCGTGTGCGACTGAGCGTGAAGCTCTGACGCCAGATGAGTGGATGATGATTAAGTTCTACCGTGGTCTTGGTGAACCAGACCAAGCCTGGGTGAGGCGAATGCTCTCGGCGTTAGCTGCGCGATCAATGCCCGATTGACACAAGAAGGCCCCTTCATGGGGTCTTTTGCTTTTCCTGCATCCGCTTCCACTCTCGGTCGATGGCACGCTTGGCGGATGCCTTGCTCTGGTAAAGGTGGGTGAGTCGGCGGGGCTTGGTTTGGTCACCCTCGGTCACCTTGTGCTGCTGGCCAGTTTTCTCGTCGCGGTACCAGGTTACAAGGCCGGTGTAGTCGCTGTCGTCATCGGCCAGACTGGCCAGGTCGTCGCCCTCTGGTAGTTGCGACTCAAGCTCCATAGAGGTGGTGAGGCTGTCGGGCGTGAAGCTGTGGCGCAGGTTTCCGCCGAGCCAGATGATGGCGGCAATTTCCGCCTTGATGCCGGTGAGACTGTAGGTTTGATCCGGGATCAGCTCCGGACGGCCCCTGGCCAGGGTGTAGCTGAGTGTGGCGGTGCCGCGCTGCAGGCGATTCCACTCTGCACGGGCGGCCTGCAATGCGCTGGCTTGGTCTGTAAAGCTGTGGCGCAATTCCTTAATGTTCTCGCCGCCGCCGGTGATTGCCTCTTTCTTCTCCGCGCTGTTGACCTCGTAGTAATAGGCCTTGACGCCGGTATAAGAGTCGCGGTCGGCCTGCAGGAATCGGTGCTGATCGCCGTCCGCCCTGGTGAGTGTGACGTGGGGCAGTGATAGGCCGCTGGCGGTGGTGGCCTTGCCAGTTGGCAGGAACAGCAAGCGGTCGGCCTTTACAGTGGCGATGGCGTCATGCTCGCGTCCGAGGCGACTGAGCAGGTTGGCGTCCGACTCGTTGGCCTGGTCTAGATGCAGCAGCTCGATGCCGGCGAGCAGGGCGCTAACTACTGGCGTGAGGCCTTGAGCGGTGGCGATGGCACCAATGACCGTTCCCAAGGTAGTGGCGTCGAAGCTGCGCTCTTTCTTGGTCTTGAGACCTCCTCGTAGGTCCGCGCTGCGGGCGCGAATGCTGAGTGTGTCCGGTGCGCCGCTGTGCTCGGTTTCGTCCACGGTGAAGCTGCCCTTATCGATCAGGCCAGTGTCATCCCAGCCCAGCCAGAGGCGCACGGTGGCACCCCGAGGCGGGATGGCGAGCAGGCCATCGTGGTCGCTGAGGGTGATGTCGAGCTGATCGGCCTCCAGTCCGCGGTTGTCGGTGAGCTCGATGCTGACCAGGCGTGGTTGCTGCCCGCCGAGCAGCAGAGCGGTGATGTCGTTGCCGTTGACCACCACCTTGCAGATGGGACGCGGGTAAGCGGTGAGCTCGCGGTACTTCTGGGAGGCTTGGCCGAGCAGCTCGCCGGCCTGGTTCAGCAGGCTCATAGCAGGCCCCCGAGGGCACCGCGCAGGATGCCGCCGACCGAGCCGATGAGACTGCCGAGCATGTCGATGCGGCCGTCGTCGATGCGCTTGAGGCTGATGGTGAACTCGTAGCGGCGCGGCGTGCCGTCTTCAAAAAAGACCTGCTGCGTCTCGCTGATCGAGGTGATAACCCAAGTGCCGTAGATGCGGCCGGTGCCGCCTATCAGGGGCCAGGCCTTGCCGGTGTCGGCCATCTTGCGCAGCACGTCTAGGCTGAGGGGCGAGCCGACCAGGCCGGGCAGCAGGGTGCCGGGTAGCGTGATAGTGTCCTCGCCGCGGCCCAGGAACTGGCTGGCCGGGTTGGTACCGATGCGGCTGGTGGAGGAGTGGCGCCATTCGGTGGTGCGCTGGAGCTCCTGGTAGGCGAGCGTGGGCAGTCCGAAAACAAACATGCCGAGGGTCATCATCATGGTGGGTTACTCCTGGTCACCCAGGCGTGAGCGGATGCGGGCGGCTTTGGCGCGCTCGCGTTCGTCCAGCAGCTGGTTGAGCATATTGCGCAGCCCGTGAGTGTCGGTGCCCGGGGTGGCGCTGATTTTGATTTCGATGGTGTCGCCCTGGACAACGATGCCGCTGCCCGCGTTGGCCGACAGCGGAGGACGGTTGTCCATGGCGATGGCGCCGCCGGCAGCCCCGAAGCCAATGGCGCCGGTTGCGGCCATTTGCTTACCCATGTTGTTAACGGCGGCCAGCGGCCCTTGCTGGTTGTTCGTGAGCCCCTGCTCGAGCCCGGCCATGGTGTAGCCGCCCAACTCGGCGAATACGCGCGACGGCGAGTGGATGCCGAGCTTTTCCTTGAACCAGGTAATGCTGCTGTCGGCGGCGCCTGTTATGGCACCTTTCACGGCGGCCAGGCCGTTGGTAATGCCTTGCACCATGCCCTGCATGAGCATGGTGCCGAACTCGCTGAATTTGCCGGGCATCTCGACGCCGAAGTAGTTCATCACGCCGGCGAAAGCGCGATAGAACAGGCCCAGCGGGGAAAAGTTGAGGATCAGTGCGGCGATTCCGGCGAAGCCGCCGTTGAAGCCTTGCTTCACCTCTGCCCACAGGCCCAGGAAATAGGCCTTGATGGGGTCCCAATATTTGTAGATTAGGTAGGCGGCGGTTGCGATGGCCATCACGGCTAGGCCGATGGGGTTCATCAGTAGCGCGCGGCCGAGCAAGAGCACGGTCTTGCCGGCCCACAGCAAGGCGCTGCCCAGGCCTTTCAGAGCGGTGGCGGCGCCGAGGCTCTTAATACCGAAGAAGGTGAGCGCGTAGCGGGCCATGGCGAAGGGGCCGAGGAAGCTGGCCATCATCAAAGTCACGCCGCCGCCGATGGCCAGCAGCATGGCCAGGCCTCCCGCGGTCTTGACGAGGGCGGCCGTGAGGCCGGGGTTTTCCTTGACCCAGTTCTTGACGCTGACGGCGAGCTCGCCGAAACCGTTGATGAGTTCCTTGAGCTCGGGCGCGATGGTGGCGCCGATCTCGCTCATGGCGTTGGTCCAGCTGCCTTCGGCTGCCTCGATGGTGTTGGTGAGGGTAGCTAGCTGCTCGTTGACGCGGGTGCGCAGGTCGGCCTGGTCCTTCATCTTCGCCGCAACTTCATCGTAGCCGGCCAACCCTTTGTTCATCATGGTATTGAGGACCTGGAGCGTCTCGGAGTCGTCGCCGAAGAGGTCCTTAATGACACTGAGCCGGTCCTCGGTGGTCAGGGTCTTGAGCTTGTCCAGTTGCTTGAACAGGTTGTCGATGCCAGCGAATTCGCCCTTGCCGTCGGTGAAGTCAAGGTTGAGCTTGATGCCTTTCTCAGCCTTTAGGTCCTTGAGCACCTTGTCGATTTTGGCGGTGCTCATGGCGCCCTGGAACACTTTGCGGAAGGCGTTGCCGGCGCTCTCTCCGGCCATGCCGGTTTGATCCATCATGACCAGCAGCGGCGCGAAAGTGTTGGCTGCCTCCAGGCCAGATTTCTTGATGATGTCCATCACCGGACTGATCTTGCTGAAGCCCTGGAGCATGTTGGTGTCATCAACGCCCAGGTAAAAGGCCCGCTGGATGGTGTCCATCAGGCCCATCATGTCGTTTTCGGTGGTGCGAGTGGCATCCTGCATTTTGGCCGCGAATTCGGCGGCGTCGGCCACTGGCTTCTGCAACTGTACGCCCAAGTAGGCGGCAGCCTCGCCTGTACCGCCCAGGATCGACTGGGCGCTGATGCCCTGACGGCGCAGCATGGTCATCATGTCCTGGAAGTCGGCGGTGGTGCCGGGCAGGCGGTCGCCCAGGCCGGTGGCCAGGTCGCTGATCTTCTGGAAGTCGGCCGGGACCTGGCCGGTGCTATCCATCATGGCCACCTTCAGCTGGGTGGCGGCGTTTTCGGCCGGCGCGAATGCGTCCACTATGCCCTTGAGAGGCCTGGAAATGGCGTAGGCAGTACCCAGCCCCGCTGCGCCGCCGGCGGCCATGCTGCCAGCAAGCTGCTGTGATTTGTCATACTGGGCGCGCGCGTTGGCGAGACGCTTGGATTGGGCCGCCAAGCGTTGCATGCGCTGGGTCTGCTCGTTGATCTGCTGATTGGTACTTGCGATGCGGTCGCGGAGTTCGCGCTCGCCCTGCACGAGATTGCGCGTGCTGATACCGGCGGCGCTTAGCTTGCTTCGTAGCCCCTGCAGCTCGGCCTGCTGTTCCTGGTGCTGTTTCTTGAGAGTGGAGGCGGCGCGGATGGCGTCCTGCATGTCCGCCGTCATCTGCTTGGTCGGCACGCCGGTGGCAGCCATCTGGCGGCCGAGTTCCTTCACTCGATCACGCGCGCCCTGGAGCGCGGTTCCGGTGTTGGCGCTGATCGCGCGCAGGCGTTGCCAACTGCTGACATCGTTCTGCGTTGCTTGCAGCTGCTTGAGCTGGTCGCGGGACTCCTTGAGTGCACGACCGAGGCCGACGCTTCCTTGCATCACTGCGCGGATGGGGCGGGTGGCGCGGTCGATAGCCTGGAGGATCACCTCCATTCTCAGATCATTGGCCATCGCTTTTCTCCCAGCGGCTTCTGGCCCGCTCGCGCCATTCCATCAGTTCCGACAGGGGCAGCGGGTCCAAGTCCGCCGGCCCCCAGTGAAAGACCATGGCCAGGTCGGCCATGGCGTCCTCTACGCGACGAGGACAGCTTCCTTCGCCGACTTCTGCAGCAAAAAACTTGCAACAGCCAGCCCGCACTGGAACAGGTCCGCCGGGTCCATGCGACCGACCTCGATGTCGGTGAGGCTGGGCGTGCTGATGCGCGGCAGTACCTTGCGCAGGGCGAGCACGTCCATCTGTGCCAAGTCGGACAGAGTCACGCCGCGCAGTTCTCCGCTCATGGGCTTGCGCAGGGTTACCTGCTCGATCTTCTGCTCGCCGCGGATGATCGGGGTGTCGAGGTCGATGACTTCTTCGTTGGGGTTCTTGGTTGGGGCCGGTGCAGCCGCGGCAGCGGTGGTGCTGTCGTCGTGCTTGGCTTCTGGGGTCTGCATGGGGTGGTGCTCCTTGGTTCAAGGGGGAATGCCGGCGCGGGCGCCGGCAGGTGGCGGATCAGAGACCGATGTTCTTGCGGTGCTCGGCGAGCAGGTCTTCGCCGTCGACGATGAACACGAAGTTCAGGAGGTCGATTTCGGTGATGACTTCGCCGTCGACGGTGAGCTTGTAGTAGGTGCAGGTGGTGCTGATCTGGTGCTCGGTGTCTTCGCCCGGGGTGGACTCGCCGAAGTCGATCTCTTCGTGCCGGCCGCGCACGGAGATTTCCACGGAGCTAGTGCGGCCGTCGTCTTCGCGCTGGACCGAGCCGGCGAAGCGCAGAGCAATGCCGTCGGCACGAACCGCGCCGAACTGGCGCAGGGCGAGCAGGTCCCAGCCGCCCAGGGTCCAGGCGAGGACGATGCCGTCATCGCCGAAGCCGAGGTCGACCTTGACCGGGCCGTCCATACCTCCGCCGCGGTAGGGCTCCATCTTGCGGGCCAGCTTGGGCAGGGTGACAGTCTTGGCGATGCCGCCGTAGACGTTACCGTCGTTGAACAGGTTGAAGTGCTTGAGCTTCTTGGCTAGGGCCATGGTATGGCGCTCCTACAGCGCAGCCGGGGCCGCGCGGGTGAATGGGATCAGGCCTTGACGCTCTCGGCGAAGGTCATGAGGTAGCGGTCGGTGATGCGCTGGCGGAACAGCAGGTTTTCCAGCGGCGGGACGGGGGTGTAGTCATAGTCCAGGTACAGCTTGCCGGCCTTGAGCGTGGTAGCGTCGTTGGCGGCGGGGTCGAACCAGCACTGCCCATCGATGATGTAGCCACCGGTTTTCAGCTCGCGGAACTTGGCGTTCATGCCGTCGACGATGTCTTTGACCAGGCTGGCGTGCATGGGTTTGTCCACAGCCCAGAAGTGGGCCTCGGCCATGGTGTCAGCCAGTACCTGGGCGGTGCGGGTGTAGTTCTCAAAAGCGAACAGCGGGTCGGCGCTGGTGGTTCGGTTGCCCCAGAAGCGGAAGCCTTCGCGACGGATCAGGGTGGTGACCTCCGCTGCGTTGAGCAGGCCGGCGTCGGTGGCGGGATTCTGCAGGTCCCAGAAAATGTCCTTGGACAGGCCCGACACGCCATTAACTGGCACGTTGGACAGCGTTTTGTGCCAGCCGACTTGCTCGTCGATCTTGGCGCGAAGCCCCAGGGCGCGAGCGACGGCCGAGGCTGGGGCGTTGGAGCTGGTGGCGGTGTCCCAGTTGACGAAGTCGGGCCAGATGAGCATGAGCTCGCGGGAGCCGAATCCGTCACGGTAGGCGATGGCCTCGGAGACGTTCTCGCAGTCCCACGCGCTGGCGTAGGAGAAGGCACGCATCTGCTCGGCGATGGCCGCCAGCTCGGTGGTGACGGCGAGGTTGTCCAGTCCTGGTACGCCCAGGATGCGCGGACGCACGCCGAGCTGCACTTCTGCAGCCAGCAGGGCCTTGAGGCCGGTGTACTGACCCTGGGCCGTTACGCCGCCGATAATCTTGGTGGTCTGGTTTGCTTCCTTGGCGGCGGCATCCGCGCCTTCGCCGTCGGCCACACGCACCACAACGGTGATGGGGCTGGCCTGGTCGGCGATAGCATCCAGGCTGCGAGCCAGGGTGCCCAGCTCGCCGGCTTTGCCGGACGCGGTGAGTACATCGGTGAGCAGGACCGGGGTGTTGAGCGGGAAGGTAGCCGCGTCGGCGTCGCTGCCGGTGCAGACCATGCCCACCACGGCGGTGGCGATAGTGCGAATGGGGCGGACGCCCTCGTTGATTTCGAGGACGCGAACGCCGTGATGGTAGTCGGGGGCCATTGGGCTGCTCCTGGTGGGCGCTGTGCCGTTTCAGTGAGCCTTGAGAGTGACTCGCGCGCGCAAGCGGGGGCTAGCAGCGGCCGGTGTAACGGGTTGCGTTACAGGTCGAACAAGAAAAAGCCCCGACTCTCGGGGCTTTTTCCAGGTGGTGAGCGTGCGCGTAGTCTTTAGAAAGGTGGCGTAGAGGTGCGAGTGCGTTACTGGAGGTGATCGGCTAGCCAGGCTGGTTGCTCAGGCCTGTACTCGACTGTCGGGAAATGCTCCGATTCAGGCCAGTCGCGCAGATCCTGCCGGTAGCCCTGCAACTGCTTGTACTGCTCGACAGTGAGGGTTGTAGGGCGCTCGGCCTCCAGCTCGTCGCGGTGACGGGCGACCAGCGGATCAGTGAGCAATAGCATTTTGTCGCGCAAGGCACGCTCGCTGTACGCCATTTCTTCCGGAGCAGGACCAGGGGCAGGAATGGTTATCGGGTACCCTTTATTGTCGCTAGATAGAACTACATTGCTCGTGGCGATGGCGTTATAGATCGCGGCGTGTTCCTCTGCAGAAGTCACCACAAGCTCACTCTCAGGCGGGAGCAAACACCTAGGGTTCTGAATCTCAATCAGCGGTGCGCTGGCTGATTCGTCCGGACTATCAATAAGCGGTGGCTTTGCATCGAAGTCGGGCACAAATATTGTCTCAGGAACTCCCTCAGCCCCCTCAGACCATGCCGGGTTCGAAACCTCTTTTTCTGGAGGGGTCCATTTTGGGTCTTCCACCTTAATGGTGGGACGCACCCATGCAGGATCGGCAACAGAAATTAACCGAGTGCCGTGAAACTCATCATTGAAAAACAAGTTTTGCTTGGCGCTAAAAAATATCGTCATTGCTTATCTCCCGCGAGCCGTAACAATAGCTGTGAGCGATGCCGGCTGAATTTGTTGAGCGGCCTCGTCAATTTGGAGCCTGCACCCATTGACAGTTGCCATGGAGTAATAGCCCGTTGAAACATGGCGAGTTGCCGCGTCAGCACTGCGCAAAGCTATTGAAGGCACGTTGACGATTGCATTAGGAAAAGCAAACGGCCAAGTAATATCAATTGTCTTACCGCCTGCCGGGATATCGCCAATTGCTACTTCCATCCACTGGATGATTTCACCCGTGTCAGCGTTCTTGCTGAATCCGCTTGCTGAGAAGTTGGCGGTATCTTTTGGCCGGTCGATCTGCAAAGACACATAAGTACCGTCGGTATGTCGCATGTAAGGCGCTGTAGCGGGGCCATTAAACCCAACAATGGGGCAGTTGTCCCCGCTAATCTTTGATGAAAGGACAAAATTGCCATCGTGCCAGACCTTCCGCCAACCACTTGCGTTCGGGCCTAAGTTACGGAATAAAAGATTGCCAATATTGTCGTTAAGACTGATTCCTATATCCGCGCCGAAACTGGTGTTGGCGAAAATAAAGTGCATGCCGACAGTGTTCGGGTAACTAGGCGGTGTGTCAGTTGTGCCGGGGCTAACCGCAGAAAATAGTTGGCTTGAGGGTACACCGGCAAGCGGCCCAGTTATCAGTGGTGCAACACCCGAAATGCCGCTGCTAGCGATCGATACCTTTGCATTAAGAAGCGCGTTGGTTTCTGTTTTCGTGTAGGCATCGGAAATCCCATAACCACCGAGCGTTGTTGCCTTATTGGCCTTTCCAGTAAGGAAATCATCTACAGCAGTCTTAGTGTATGCGTCGCCGATGCCATACCCCGCCAGGGTGATGGCGTTGTTGGCTTTGCCAGACAGCAAAAAATCAACATCTGTGCGCTTATACGCATCGCTGATTTGATAGCCGGCCAACGTAGTCGGGTTTGTTCCCGCAATTACGCGACCGAGCTTATCCACGGTCAAGCTACGGTAGGTGCCCGCCACAATCCCCGTGCGGCCCGCGACAACCTCAAACGTCAGCGGTGTCGTGCCTAAGACGATGGGGGCATCCGTTACCAACTGCCAAACGCTGTCACCGTTGGTCGTACCTTTCTCGACGGCGACGAATAGGCCCGGTGTCACCTCAATGCCGGCATCTGCATCCTGTGCGCGCTTCCAGGCCCCGCTGGCCGGCACGACGTAAATGCCATTGTCCTTCGCCTGGGCCTGGTCCTTGACTAAAACCCGTGCATCCGCCGTCAACAAAACACCGTCGACTGTCTGAATGCCACTCAGGGTGATGTTTGCTGTGGTGGCCACCAACACCGAGTGCTTGAAGTCCAGCCGTGCCAGCGCCTCAATGACGGAGGTGTCCACGTATTCACGCGTCGCCAGCACCACGCTCGGATCAATCTTCAGCTCGATGTTGCTGGTGCTGCTGACGATCAGGTTGATCCGAATCACCTGCGTCCGGCCGGAGCCTTGAGACAGCAGCGGCTTGAACGTGGGCGCGCAGTTGGCCACCGCAACCATATCGCCGTCTGCGTCGTACAACGCCAGTTCACGCACCCACCAACCGCCAACGTTCTCCGGGATGATCTGTTCAGCGATGATGACGCTGGCGTTGGTCGGGTCCACCTTAACCTGGTTGAGCGGAGCGCGGCGGCGCTCGTTGATCAGCTTGATCTGTGTGCGGCTGGGTATGGGGTCCGTGCCGTTAGCATCCCCCACGCCCATCTGGGCGAAGGTCCAGGACGTACCAAGGGCGGCGGCGTTGGCCTGCTTGGCTTCGCCGACAGCGGTGAGGATCGCAAAGAACTGGCTGTTTTGGTCGGTCATGAGTAGATGTCCATCGTGTCGATATGATGTTCGCGGCCACCGAGGCGAAACGCGCCGCTGACGTCAATGTCGCGCTGTGTTGGTGGGTAAACGCTGAGTTCGTCGCCTTCGTACACACAGGCCCCGATGAATACAGAGCCGGTGCTTTCCAGGCTGATGGCCAGGCCTGTCAGGTGACGGGTGAGAGGCTTGGTGTCATCGATCAGCCACGTCAACTCCTGGTACATTTCTTCGGTGATGCCGGTGTCCAGCACGCCAATTTTCAAGGCGAAGGTAGCTGGCACGCCTTCCGGTACGGTCTCCCACCACTCCACCACCTCGATCAGGTACCCCAGCGGCTCGACCACGCGGCGCAGCGCGCCGATGGTCCCCTTGCGTGAGTGAATGAAGTAGGCGGCCTTGATGGCATTGCGCTTCGCGCTCTCAGGCCAGGCCTGGGACCAGCGGTCGACCGAGAAGGCCCAGGCCAGGTACGGCAACAGCGCCACGGGGCAGGTGTCCGGGTTCCAGAGGTCGCGCAGGGGCACGGGCACGCGCTCGATCTGCGCCAAGGCCTCGGCGCCGAGGCGCTCCAGCTCGGTGGCGTTGCCTGGCAGCAGGCGCGCGACCATTACTCGACCACCGTGACGTTGTAGGCGGTGCAGAAAGGCGCCTGAGTGAGGCTAGCCACGACGTCAGACCAGCCAGGCAGCTCGACGCGCTTGACTCCCTCGATGTGAAGGGCGGCATCCAGGGCGGAGCGGTTGACCTCCTGACCAAGGCGCCGACGAGCGTTGACCAGGGCAACAAGGCGGGCTTCGGCGGCGGAGCGGACCGGCTGTGACTCGGGGCCGGAGCTGTTTAAGTAGAGCACGGCCTCCACGGTGTACGGCAGTACCTCTGCGCTCTGCACAGTGAGTCGGTCGGCCACTGGGCGGCGGTCCTCATCGCTGAGGTAGGAGGCGACCACGGCGAGCAGGTCAGCCGCCGCAGTGCCATCGCCCAGGGCGCTCTGCACAGTGACGACGGCTACGGATGGCGATGGGCTTATTGCCGAAGCATCGGCGACACGGCCGTCCGCGCTCCGGGCGTGGAAGATGTAGGCGTTGCGAGGGCCGGCAGTGCTGAGACCCTCCATGGCCATCTGGATGCGCTCGCGCAGGCTCTCGTCGTCCTCCAGAACAGCCGCCACCGGGGGCACTGCGGATGGGGCGGCCGGGATAATGACCAGTCGCTCAACGTTGAAGCGGGCGCCGATATGCTCCAGGTCTGCGCCTTTGGCGAAGGGCAGCAACACAGCGAGTGCGGCCTCGTTGACTCGCTGGCGGAGCAGGGTTTCGCGGTAGGCGTTCTCCTGGATCAGTTTGGTAAGCGGCTCGGACTCCAGCGCGAGGGTTGCGGCCACCTCGGCCTGCTGGTCGGCCGGCCAAAGGCTGACGGCGTAGGCCTTGCGCTCGGCGAGGATCGCTTCGTAGTCGATCTGCTCGACTACGACGGGCGCTGGCAGTCGACTGAGGTCGATAGGGGTAAAGGTGGTGGTCATGTGGAGGCCCCCAGGCTCAGCGGTACGCGCAGGCTGAGCGCTTCATTGGTGTCGGTTACGGTCCCCTCGATGTCCAGCACGGCGCCGCCCGGTACGTCGGTGGGTGTGAGTTGCACGCGGCTGAGGCGGATGCGCGGCTCCCAGCGCATGAGGGCCATCGCAATGGCGGCATAGGCCTGCAGGCGGGTTGCGCTGTTGAGCGGCCAGTCCATGAGGTCGGCCATCGGACTGCCGTACTCCCGGCGCATGATGCGGCTCCCGAGCGGCGTGGTGACGATATCGGCTATGCATTGAGCCAGGTGCTGGCGGTCGCGGAGGGTGCGCCCGGTCTTGGCGCTCATGCCGATCATGGTGTTGGCTCATCCGAAACGGCGGTGCCTCTGACGACGCCCCTGGTTCGGTGTTTGCGCAGGCTGATGTCGGCTGCGATGAC